TGACCCACAACCCCGCGCCCCGCGAAAAAAACTGGAAAAACCGCGGGCGAGCGGTGTGTCCGGCGAGCGCTCGGGCGTGTGCGCTGTCAGCGGAGGCGGCGCAGCCAGCCGCCGGTGAAGTGGGTCGCCGAGTGGGGCGCGACGCCCTCGTCGAAGGGCGGGTCGGGCGGGCCGATCGCCCAGTCGTCGGCGTTGGCGGCGACGAAGGCGCGGGCGCCGACGAGCGCATTGTTCGTCGCCCAGTCCGGGTTCGCGCGTGGGCCGTGCGTGCGGGCGACGAGTGACTGGATGAAGCCGTCCTGCACGATCGCGTACGAGCCCGGCGTGACGAGCGGGCCGTAGGCGACGAGTTCGGAGATGACGTGCGAGCGGCTGTGGTCGGAGTCGAGCAGCAGCAGCACGGTCGGCGGCGCGTGCGGTTGAGCACCTATGCGCGGGACGCCGATGTCGTCGTAGACGCGGTCGACGACGTCGGCCGCGATCGAGTCGCCGTGGATGAGCGTGATGTAGTCGGCGAGCGGGTGCTGCATGATCGCGTCGCGGTGGTCGAGGTCCGGGCTGCGCGGCAGCTCGACGCCGATGACGCGGCCGTGGCCGAGCGCCTTGCAGAGCGAGGCGTAGAAGACGAGCGAGCCGCCGTGGGCGACGCCCGTCTCGAGGATGACGTCCGGGCGCAGCCGCCAGACGAGCTCCTGGACGCGGAACATGTCCTCGGGCAGCTGGATGATCGGGCGGCCGAACCAGCTGTACGACCACTGGTGCTTGACGTCCCAGGCGCAGCGCAGCCAGGCGATCGAGATCGCCTCGAAGGCCCGCGGGTCGTCGAGGTCGAACGTCTGCTCCGACTGCCAGACGTCGCCGACCTCGCGCACGGTCACGGTGCCGGCGGGCAGGTCGATCGCCAGATGCTCGAGCTGCCCGGGCTCCGCCGCTACGCGATCCGAGTCAAGGTTCACGAAGGAGATGGCGGAGCCCCGAGCAGCGCCGTCCGAGGAGGCAACCAGCTCTGACCAGAGAGAAAGCGACCCGACTCGGACGGCATGGTGGAGTGTAGCCGGGTGCGCCGGACGGGCCAAGCCGTTGCCCTCGCGGGCGACAGCATAGTGGCTCAAATGTGCCCGTTTGCAGGGGTTTTCGCTTCGCCCGTGAGCGCCTATGTGCTATGCTTAAAGTAGACCAGAGAGAAAGACACCGCGACAGTCACCAGCGAGCGCGCCCTGTCTTCTCCGAGCGGCCCAGCGGAGCCAGAACACAGCTTCCGATCCGGGATTGCGAAAGCCCCCGGTGAAACGCCTGCCCGCCCGACCGGTGCTCGTAAGACGACCGGAAGTGGGAGAGCGCAAGCTCAGGCAGCGAGGAAGGAAGCGAGGAGGAACTTCGCGATCGGCAACGGGCACGAGAACCGGGTTAGGCGTCAGCGCCAGTCAGCGGTCCCCGGCACCCAGATCGAGCGGGTGAAAGCGAGTGAAAGGCACGACGACGATCGCGTGAGCGACGACGGCCGGTAACGAACGAGCCGTCGCCGCGAGTCGAAAGGCTCGTCGGTAGGACACGACGAGAGGGAGTAGGCGTTCGCGATCGAGTCGCGCCGGACGCTCGCCGAGTACGAGGGCGTGGTCGCCCTCGATCCGCATGGGTGGCTCGCCAGGACACACCGCGTCGCACGCACGGACGCGAGAGGGACAGCGAGCAGATTCGATCAGAGCAAGGCGCGAGTGGTAGATCGCGCCTGTCGCCGTGGACGGTTCGATTCCGTAGCGGCGATTCACGGGCGGCCGAATGGCCGCCCGTTGTACGTGAAGACAACGAACGAAGGAGAAAGAGATGCACACGAACACGCTGAACATGCTCGACGCGGCCAGCCGCGCGGGCGTCGCCGTCCGCGGCGTCGCCGACCAGGGCTTGTCGTTCGAGTCGACGACCGACGTGGTCGCGACGCGGACGAACAACACGATCCGCACGAAGGCGCGCGAGCTGAGCGCGCTGATCGAGTTCGCGAAGACGCTGCCGATCGGCGATCGCGACCTCGGCTCCGTGATCGAGGAGCAGCGCGCGGCCGTCGACGCGCTGATCGAGCTGCGCGAGCAGCTCGAGGAGCTCGTCTGATGACCGCGCCCGACACGACGAAGGGGTACGTGAACCCGCAGTACACGACCGACGAGCTGGTCGAGTACGTCAAGGCGTACGCGCTCGACCACTACAACGACGGTGGGTGGGACGTGATCGTCGAGGCGTACGACGACGACCAGATCCGCGAGATGCTCGGCCAGGTGACGACGCGCGAGGGCGCGCTGAAGAAGGCGCGCTGGCTCGTGCGCCTGTTCGTCGACGTTGGCTGGTGATGCCGCCGCCGCCCGCGAGGGCGGCTGGCGGGAGCGCCTGCTCCGAACGATCCGAGTCGAACGAAGGAGAACGAGATGGACGCAGCACAGATCGACGTCGCCGTGGAGATGCTTCACCGCCTGTCCGCGGACGCCGACGAGAAGATGGAGGCGGCGCTGAACGCGATCTGGTCAGCGCGCGCAGAGCTTGACCAGATCGAGGCCGCGCTGCGCGCGGTCGCCGGTGGCGCGACCGAGCAGCGGGTGGGCATCGTCCACGGGCTGCAGGCCGAGGCCGTGTTCGCCGCGTTCACCGCGGCCGAGACCGAGAAGTCGATGTGGGACCGGCTGCTCGGCGAAGGGATCGGCGTCGAGGTCGTCGACGAGCCGGTCGCCAGTCGCAAGGCGTAGACGTTGCCGCGCTGATTCCGCCGGAATCAGTGCGGGAGCATCCGCTCCGTGATCCGAGTCAACGCAACGCGGCCGCGAGGCCGTTCACGAAGGAGGCCCAGAATGGGTGCAGTTAGCAAGAAGACGTCGCCGGCGACGAAGCTCGTCCGCGCGGCAGATGTGAAGCCGGAGAAGCTCTCGTTCCTCGAGCTGCCGGGTGGCGAGCGGTTCCTGAAGGGCGGGATCACGCTCGTCGGTGGCCGCCCGGGCCAGGGCAAGTCGCTGCTCACGAGCTGGATGGCCGCCGAGGTCACGAAGCGCGGCGGCGCGGTGATCATGTCGAACCCGGAGGATCAGCTGGCGGCCGTGAAGGTGCCGCGGCTGCTCGCGGCCGAGTGCGACACGCGGCTCGTGCACTTCTGGCCGGGCAAGCTCCGGCTGCCGCAAGACGTCGAGATGCTCGAGGAGCTGGTGCTGTTCCACGGCGTCGAGCTGGTGACGATCGACCCGATCGCGAAGCACGTCGGCGGGTCGGACCCGAACACGGCGCTGGAGCCGCTGGCCGCGATGGCCGAGCGGACGGGTGTCGCGATCGTCGGCGTGCACCACCTGAACAAGCGGCTGCCGAAGGACGCGCATCCGCAGGAGGCGTTCGGTGGCGCATCCGGTGGGTGGCTCGGCACCGTGCGCTTCGCGCACGTCCTGGGACCGGCGGGGCCGGGCGAGCCGGAGAGCCGGTTCCTCGGTGTCGCGAAGGCGAACAACGCCGACGACCAGACGCCGTCGGTCGAGTTCTACATGGACACGGTCGAGGTCGACCTGCCCGACGGGACGGTGTCGGAGACGGCCCGCCTCGTGTACGTGAACGACGAGGCGCCGGTGCCCGCCGCCGAGATCGTGCAGTGGAAGGGCAGCGGCTACCAGGCCGAGAACCCGGAGAAGAAGGCGGTCGCGTCCGAGTTCCTGGCGCTGCTGCTGCTGAAGGGTCCGTGCCCGGCGAAGGACGTGTTCGACAAGGCCGCCGAGCATGGCGTGTCGAAGATGACCGTCCGCCGCGCGGCGGACGAGCTGAAGGTCGTCAAGCGGCGGATCGGCTTCGGGCCGGGCTCGTACCTCGTGTGGGAGCTGCCCGAAGACCACCCGCTGCTCCGCTCGCTCGGCCCGAAGGACGAGAACAAGAAGGCGGGCCGGGGCAAGAAGGCGAAGCCGAACGGCAACGTCGAGATGGCCGACGAACAGATGGACGTCGACGAGGTGCTGCGCCAGATCCTCGAAGACGCGAAGGACGGCGATGGCGATGAGTGAGATCGTCGTCCCCGACGTCGTAGGCGAGATCGTCGCCTACCGCGCCTGGAAGGTGATCGGGACGAAGCGGATGCCGCTGCTCGGGTCGGTGACCCACGGCGGCACCGTCTGGCATCCCGACCGCTGGACGGTCGCGACGTGCAACGGCAAGACGCACTGCTGGAAGTGCGTGGACAAGCGCGTGCCCGGCGAGGGCTGCACCTGCGGGCTGTACGCCGCCCGCGACCGCAGGCACCTGTCGGGCATGGGCTACAACAAGGAGAGCGCGTCGCGCCCGAACCCGGTCGTGATCGGCGAGGTCGGCCTCGTCGGCAAGGTGATCCCCGGGTCGCAGGGCTACCGCGCGGAGAAGGGACGGGTGGTGCGGCTGTTCGTGCCGTTCCACCAGTGGGAGTGGATCGAGCCGCTCGAGGCGCTGTACGACGTGCCCGCCCTGCCCGACAACGTGCTGAACGCAACGCCGACGTTCCCCGAGGAGGTGAGCTAGATGGAAATCGGAGAACCCGAGAAGACGATCATCGTCGAGCCGATCGAAGACCCGTTCGAGGCGCCCGCGCCGATCGAGGCGCCGACGCCCGAGCGCGTCGAGCCGGAGAAGGTGCCCGCCTAGCGCGGGCACCAGCGCATAGCGCATACCTGCTCATGATGCGCCGCCGCGCCAGCCTGAGCACCTATGAGAGAGAGCGTTGCCGCCCTCGCCCGTGAGGACGAGGCGGCGGGAGCGTTCGCTCCGATCCGAGTCAACCGAAGGAGGAAGTGATGGCGAAGGACGCCACGCTGCCGACCCCGTCGCACGGCAAGAAGCTGACGATCGGGTTCGGCCTAGTGAACGTGTCGGTGGCGATCAAGTCGCTGACCGACAACGCCCGGCCGGTGCCGGGCAAGGGCATGTGCCCGACGCACGGCCCGGCCCTCGCGAGCGTGAGCCTGTGCTCGCAGGGGACGCCGGACGAGCACGTCGTCCCGAACGCGGAGAAGCTGACCGCGTACCCGCACCCCGACGACGCCGGCCGGATGGTCGTCGTCGACCCGGAGACGGTGAAGGCGCTGAGCGAGGCGTCGGACGGGCAAGGCGTGATCACGCGGATCGTCGAGGCCGGCGAGATCGACTCGGCGTACACCGAGAAGGCGTTCATGGTGTACCCGCAGGCCGGGCACGAGCAGGCGTTCGACCTCCTGGTCGCGCTCCTGCGCCCGGCGGTCGACGGGTCGCGGCCCGCGAGGGCGGCGCTGGTCGACGTCGTGCTGTACAAGCAGACGGAGACGCTCGCCGTCCGCTGGCACGAGGAGCTCGGCGTGCTCGTCGCGGAGACGATCCGCTTCGAGCAGAAGATCCGCCACTCGGACGCCGAGCTGATCCGCGTGGCCGCGGCCGCGCGCCCGGCCGTCGACGACCGGATGATCGAGGCGGCGCAGCCGCTGCTGGCCGCGCTCGAGGGCGTGTTCGACGCGTCGGAGGCCCAGGACACCTGGACGCCGCTGATGCACGACGCGATCCGGGCCGCCGACAAGGGCGAGACGTTCGTCGCCCCGGCCGCGCCCGAGGCCGCGCCGGTGATCGACCTGATGGCCGCGCTGCAGGCGTCGGTCGCCGAGTCGAAGCCGAAGAAGGCCGCGGCGAAGAAGCCCGCGGCGAAGCGGGCGAAGAAGGTGGCGGCCTGATGGCCGCCACCGTCAAGCCGATGCTCGCGAAGGCGGGCGAGCTGCCGGTCGGCGACGGCTGGCTGTACGAGATCAAGTGGGACGGCGTTCGCTGCACCGCGACGATCGTCGACGGCGAGGTGACGATGCAGTCGCGCTCGTCGAAGACGGAGTGGAAGGTGCAGTTCCCGGCGATCGCGCGAGCGCTCGCCGAGCTGCCCGACTGCGTGATCGACGGCGAGATCGTGACGCCGGACGAGGCCGGGAACACGTTCGGGCTTGCCGCCGGCGCCGGAAGCGCACGGGCCGCGTGCTTCGTCGTGTTCGACGTGCTCGAGCTCGGCGAGGTCGACTGCCGTCCGTACCCGCTGGAGCAGCGGCGAGGCCTCGCCGAGGCGATCGTCGCCGGGTCCGGCGACACGGCGCTGCAGTTCTCGCCGTCGTTCGACGACGGGGAGGCGCTGCAGGCGTGGGTGGTCGACCGCGGCCTGGAGGGCATCGTCGCGAAGCGCAAGGGCAGCCGCTACATCGAGGGCTACCGCGGCGAGCTGTGGCTGAAGGTGAAGGTGCGCCAGGAGCAGGAGTTCGTCGTCGTCGGCTGGACGCCCGGCAAGAACGGGCGCACGGGCCGGATCGGCGGGCTGGTGCTCGCGTACTACGACGGCCCGAACCTCGTGTACGCGGGGCGGGCCGGGCAAGACGAGAAGCTCGACCGCGAGTTCGAGTCGCGCTTCCAGAACGTCGAGCGCTCGCCGCTCGCCGAGACGCCGAAGGACGCGCCGCGTGACGTGACGTGGATCGCGCCCGAGGTCGTCGTCCAGGTCGCGTACCAGCGGTGGACGGAGGACGAGCGCCTCCTGCACCCGGCGCTGAAGCGGGTACGCGACGACAAGAACCCGAAGGACGTAGGGAGGGAACCGTGAAGGTGAACGTGTACGTGCCGGCGGACGACGTGGAGCCGAACCACGCGATGACCGTGATCAAGCCCGGGTCGGGCATCGTCGGCGAGCCGTCGACGCAGCACGAGGGGCTGATGCGGGTGTACTTCGAAGGCAACCTGTACGGGGCGCCCGGGCTCGGCTCGTACCACGCGAAGGTGCGCCAGGCGGCGGGCCGGATGGTCGAGCGCTACCCGACGATCGCGCAGATGCACGTCGACCGGGACAAGCTCGTGTACGTCGGGCAGTACGACACCGAGGCCGACGAGTTGTTGATCGAGGACGAGCTGGCGGTCGGCCGCTGGCTCCTGAGAGAGGAGAGTGATGGCTGAACCGCGTAAGCGGATCGTGCCGTTCAGCGAGCTGCACACGCCGGGCGGGTTCCTGAACGGCGAGGTCGCGTCCGCGTTGCAGAAGGCGGTGCGGCGCGGCGACGAACGCGAGGCGCTGTTCTGGGCGTCGGAGCTCGACCTGGCCGGGTACGGGAACTACGTCTGGAAGCGGCTGCGGATCATGGCGTCCGAGGACGTCGGCCTGGCCGACCCCGACGCGGTGCGCCTCGTCCGCGTGCTGAACGACAACTGGCTCGAGGCGAAGAAGGCGAAGAACGAGGACGCGATGCCGCTGTTCCTCGCGCACGCCGTCATCGTGCTCGTGCGAGCGAAGAAGAGCGGCCTCGTCCTGAGCGCGGTGTTCGCGTTCTGGATGGGCGACCGGGCCGGGATGGAGATGGAGATCCCGGACCACGCGCTCGACATGTTCACGGCGCGCGGCCGGCGGATGGGCCGCAAGGGCGCGGAGGGCAAGCAGTTCTTCCTCGACGAGTCCGGCAAGCGAGTGGGCGAGACGCTGCCGAACCCGTACTACGAGGAAGGCGCGCGAGCCTGGAAGTCGTCGAGCTGATGCGTGCCGCTCCCGGCCACCTGGCCGGGGGCGGGAGCACCCGCTCCGATCCGAGTCAAACGTCCGAAGGAGGACAAGTGAGAAACGCACTCATAGTCGGGGGCGGCGCGTTCGTCGCCCTCGTCATCGTCATGGGCGTCGCGCTCGTCGCGGTCGCCAGCAAGGCCGCGACCGACGCGACGAAGAAGACGCACGACTACGCGCTCGAGGTCGACTGCGCGTGCTCGTGGTCGGGCGCCGTCGGAGGGTCGACCTACGACGGGAGCGGCCGCCGCGTGATCCGCTTCCACGACCTGGCGATCACCGCCGCCGACGTGCAGAAGCAGGACGGCGGGAGCGAGCCGCTCCACCTGACGCTGCTCGACGGAACGACGGTCGTCGACCAGGCGCAGACGTCGGCCGCGTACGGCATCGCGACCGTCTCGGGCTCGTCGTTCTGATGGGCCTCGACGTGCTGGCGGTCGAGAGGCTGCCGAAGAAGGGCGACTCGTTCGTGCCGGTCGTGCACGACGAGGAGCTGGAGAAGATCGACGTGGCACGCGGGATCTTCACGCTCGGCGTGCCCGACACGGGCGAGAAGGGCAGCGGGATCCGCGGCGGCGTCTATGCGAGCTGGGTCGAGCAGATGACGGGCTACTCGCTGTACGAGAGCCACGACGCCGACGACGTCGCGAAGATCGCGGCCGGGCTCGACGCGGCCGTGCAGATCGGCGTGACCCAGGAGTGGGCGCCGAACGTCGCCGCCTGGTTCCGGCGCTGCGCCGACCAGGGCTACGCGCTGTTCGCCTGGTCGTGAACCGGTTGCCGAGGGGCGGCGAGCCGATCTTCGGCCGCCGCCTCGGCGACGTGCTGCTGCCCGCGCACCTGGTCGAGCTGCCGTTGGAGCCGCCGGTCGTGCGGGAGATCGCCGTGCTGCGAACGCTGTGGTCCGGCGACAGCGAGGAGCTCGACGCGATCGCTCGCGGCGAGTGGGTACCGACCGCCTGGCAGGACTGCGAGGCGGACGTTCGGATGGTGGCCCGGGGCTTCCCGGTCGCCGACGTCATCGAAGAGAGGAAGGACCTCGTGAGTGACCTGATGGAGGAGTTGACGCGCCCGCTCGAGCAGCGGCGCGTCTGCAAGATCGAAGGCTGCGGCGAGCCGTGGCTGACGCAGAAGGGCATGTACGGGCGGCTGTGCGAGGAGCACGCCGCCGAGAAGAAGGCCGAGTTCCACGAGCGGCGCAACGGCGACGGGAACGGGAACGGGCTGAACAAGCGCGGTGAGCCGCGCGGTCCGTTGCACCTGATCCGGGCGTCGGAGGTCGAGCCGGAGCGGCCCGACGGCGAGCTCGCCGAGGCCGCGCGTGCGGTCGAGGCTGCTCGCGGCCGCCGTAACACGGCGCAGTTGAACCTCGACAAGGCGCTGAGTCATCTGCGCGGGCTGGTCGAGGCCGAGATGGAGAAGGAGGTGAGCAAGTGATCCTCACGCTGACGTTCGAGCCCGTGAAGGAGACGAAGGGCACGTTCAAGTTCGAGGAGGTCGTCGAGGGCATGGCAGAGGCGAAGATCGGTTCGCTGTACGTGCGCAAGACGGCGCTCGGCGAGATGGCGTTCGAGCAGGGCAAGAGCCTGCTCGTGACCGTCCAGGTCGCCGACGAGAAGGCGAAGGCTGCCTGATGTTCCCGCTCCCGCCCGCGATGGCGGGGGCGGGTGCACCAGCCGGTGCACCGTGATCCGAGTCCGAAGGAGGACACGATGGCAGTAGCGATCGAAGAGGTCGCGGTCGGCCGCTTGAAGGTGGCCGAGGACAACGTCCGCATGGAGGTCGGCGACGTCGGCGAGTTGGCGCAGTCGATCAAGAGCGGCGGCGTGTTGCAGCCGCTGATCGTCCGTGAGGGCGACTACCTGGTCGTCGCCGGCGCCCGCCGCTTGGCGGCCGCGAAGATGGCCGGCCTGAAGGTCGTGCCGGTGATCGCGCGTCAGTTCACCGAGCAGGAGCGGCTCGAGACGATGATCGTCGAGAACGCCCAGCGGGAAGACCTGACGCCGATCGAGGAGGCGAACGCGTACAAGCGGCTCGTCGACCTCGGGCTGACGCAGCGGGAGATCGCCACCCGCGTCGGCCGCGCGCAGGGCACGATCGCCAAGCGGCTCGCGCTGCTGGCGTTGCCGGAGAAGGTGCAGAAGGAGGTTGATTCCGGCGGAATCACCCTGCCCGACGCAGCGGAGCTGGCGAAGCTGAAGGACGACCCGAAGCTCGTCGCGAAGCTGGCGAAGTCGAACCCGAACGGGTACGGCCGCTCGATCAGCCAGAAGGTCGGCGAGGAGGTCGCCAAGCGCCAGAAGGACAAGGAGCGCGCGGCGAGGGTCGCCGAGCTGAAGAAGCAGGGCGTCAACGTCGTCGACGCCAAGACCGACGCCTACGGGTACAGCGTGCAGCTGCCCGACGGGATGGCCGAGGTCAAGGCGCAGACGTACAACAAGAACGACGTCGAGATGGACCCGAAGAAGCACGCGAAGCTCGACTGTCACGCGATCGCGGTGAACCCGCACTCGCTGAAGGAGATCGCCGTGTGCACGAACCCGAAGGCCCACCCGTCGCGGGCCGACCAGCTGAAGGCCGAGGAGCAGAAGCGCCAGGCCGAGGCGAAGCAGAGGGAGGAGGCGTTCGACAAGCTGACGGAGCGGCGACGGCAGTTCGTGCGCGAGCTGATCGCCGCCCGGCCCGACAAGGACGCCGTGCTCGAGCTCGTGTTCGCCGTGCTCATCTACGACGGCAGCCGCTACTACGGCAACGACGAGGACGCGGCGATGCTCACGCTCGACCTGCTCGGGATCGACGTCGAGAAGACGGCGGAGGCCGCGGCCGCGAAGCTGAAGGTCGACGAGGTCGAGGTCACGTACCTGATCGAGCAGGAGGCCGAGAAGTCGGCGGCTGCTCGGCTGCGCGTGACGTTCGCTCTCGCGGCCGCGCAGTTCGAGCGGATGCTGACGAGCTACGGCTCGTGGCTCGACGAGGAGCAGTACTTCGTGTGGCTGCAGGCCCGCGGGTACAAGCTCGTCGAGGACGAGAAGCAGCGGCTGGCAGGGAGGCCGAACGCCTAGCGCATACCTGCTCACCACGACACGCCGCCGCAGCCTGATCACCTATGCGGTATGTGTCGGAGAGATGGCCCCGCCTTCGGGCGGGGCCGTTTTTTTGTGCCGCCGCGCGGCGACGTACCCTGGGTGGCGTGGATCGTCCGCGGCTGCTCGCGAGTCGAAGCGAGGTCGGGTACGTCGACTCGACGCGGCGCGCCCTGGTCGACGAGCCGGAAGCCGTGTCCGCCGAGGAGCAAGCGCACCTGACCCGCCAAGCACACGTCGCCGGATCGCGCCGCCGCCGGCGGGAGTGGCAGGCGATCCGTGGCTGCCTCGAGGAGCAGGCGGACGCGCTGAAGACGCGCTTCGGGCCGGAGGTGTCGAACGAGCTGCGCGAGCTGCGCCGCACGATCGACCGGCTGGAACGCAAGCTCGCTGCCTGACGATCGCGCGGGACGGGTGTAGCCTGTTGCGCGAGCCCGACTGTCGGCCCTCGCGGCCTGCTGGTTGCAGACCTGGCGCATGAGTTCGTGCGCCTCGGGTCCGGTCGGAACACATGCGAAGGAGGACTCGTGTCGGAAGAGACAGAGCTGCCCGGTGAGGAGGGCGCTGAGACGGAAGGCGCTGCTGCGGAGGAAGGTGTCGAGGGCGCGCCCGTCGACCCCGCCGATCCCGCCGGCGAGGGATCAGAGGTCGAGCCCGAAGGCGAGGACGAGGTCGCCTGAGGCGTGAGAGCCGCGACGGCCTGCTCCGTGCCCGGGTGTCTACGTCCGGCGGTCCCCGGCCGGGCTGGCTGCGGAGAGCACACCCGCCGTCACGACAGCGGGCCGTCGCGCAGAGTTCGCGCCGCCGCGCTGGAGCGGGCGCGCTACCGCTGCGAGCGCTGCGGCCGCCCGACGCGCACGGTGCACCACGTCGACCGGATCGAGCACGGCGGCGCGCCCGTCGCCCAGCTCGACCGGCTGGAGGTCGTGTGCGACGACTGCCACCTGGACGACGACCCGTTCGGTGAGCCGTGAAGCAGCCGCAGTGCTCGCAGAAGACCGCGAAGGGCAAGCGCTGCCGCAACCGGGCGGTGGAGGGATCGGAGCGCTGCGTCGCGCACCTGCGGCTGGTGCACAAGACGACGCTGACGCCGCAGCTGCAGACGACGATCATCGGGCAGCTGCAGGGCGGGATGCACCTGTCGACGGTGCTGGCCGCGAACGGCGTCGGCCGCTCGACGTTCTACGACTGGCGCGAGCGCGGACGGCCGGACCGGCACCGCGCCGAGGATCAGCAGTTCCGCGAGTTCCGGGAGCAGGTCGAACGGGCGCGGGCGCAGGGCGAGATCTTCCTGGGGATGACGATCGCCGCCGCCGGCCGCCACGACCCGGCCTGGGCGGCCTGGATGCTGGAGCGCCAGTACCCGGAGCGCTGGGCGCGCGCCTCGCAGCGGGCGCTGGTCGAGCCGGAGACCGAAGACGTGCAGCCGGAGGAGGACCCGTTGAGGGAGGTGATCGAGCTTGCCCAGGAGAGGCGGAAGCGACGGCGCTGACCTGGAGACGTTCGAGCGCTTCTGCCTCGGGCTGCGCCTGGCCGACAACGCCGGGCCGCTCGTGCTCGAGCCGTTCCAGCGCACGATCCTGGCCGACTACTTCGACGGCGTGATCGAGACGCTGGTGCTGCTGTCGAAGAAGAACGGCAAGACGACGCTGCTGGCGGCGCTGGCGCTGTTCCACCTCCTGTTCACCGACGACGCCGACTGCGTGATCGGCGCCTCGTCGCGCGAGCAGGCCGCGATCATGTATGAGCAGGCGGTCGGGTTCGTGCGCCGCAGCGCCGAGCTGTCGAAGCGCTTCGTGCCGCGCGGCGGCTACCGGGCGATCTTCACGACCGACGAGAACGACGCCGGACGCATCCGGGTGCTGGCCTCCGACTCGGACACCGCCGACGGCGTGCTGCCGACGCTGGCCCTGGTCGACGAGCTCGGCCGGCACAAGAAGCCGGACCTGTACGGCGTGTTCCGCGACGGGCTCGGCGCCCGCGACGGCCAGATGCTGACGATCACGACCGCCGGCGAGCACCCGGGCACGCCGCTCGGCCTGGTGCGCGCCGAGGCGCGCAAGCTGCCGACCAAGCAGGAGGGGCACTACTCGTACTCGCGGCACCCGGAGGGCATCTTCGCGCTGCACGAGTGGTCGCTCGGAGACGACGACGACGTGCACGACCTGAAGCTGGTCAAGACGGTGAACCCGCTCGAGTCGAACACGCTGGCGAAGCTGCGGCAGCGGCACGACTCGCCGTCGACGCTGCCCTGGCAGTGGGCGCGCTTCGCCTGCGGGATCTGGATGGCCGCCGACCAGTGGTGGCTCAGCCCGGCCGTGTGGACGGAGCACGAGGCGCTGGAGCCGCTGGCCGCCGGCGACCGGATCACGCTCGGCTTCGACGGGTCGCGTTTCCACGACGCGACCGCGATCGTCGGCTGCCGGATCGAGGACGGCCAGCTCGAGCTGCTCGGCCTGTGGGAGTCGCCGCGCGGCGCGAAGGAGTGGGAGGTCCCGGCCGGCGAGGTCGACGCCCGCCTGAGCGAAGTGATGGAGACCTACGACGTGGTGCGCGGCTACTTCGACCCGCCGCTGTGGCAGTCGGAGATCGACGCCTGGGCGCACGAGTGGGGCGAGAAGGTCGTGCTGCGCTTCTGGACGAACCGCAGCCGGATGATGCAGGCGGCGGAGCGGTTCCGCACCGACCTGGTCGACGGCAAGATCGAGCACACCGGCGACGAGGACCTGACCCGGCACGTCACGAACACGCAGCTGCGCGAGGTGCGCGGCGGCTACCTGTTGACGAAGGGCCGCGGCGAGATGGAGGCGAACGACGCGGCGATCGCCAGCGTGCTCGCCTACGAGGCGCGCTGCGACCTGCTGACCGCGAACGACGCCGACCGCAGGGAGTACGCGTTCCTGTGAGCGTCCCGGCCACCCGCCAGAACGTGCTGCCGCGCCTGGCCGACCGGACGCCGCTCGACTGGCTGGCCTGGCTGCAGGCCTGCCTGAACATGCAGGCGGTCGAGGTCGACGTGTACGAGTCGTACTACAACGGGATGCACCCGCTGCAGTTCGCGACGTCGAAGTTCCGGGAGGCGTTCGGCACGCTGTTCGGCGCGTTCGCCGACAACTGGTGCCAGATCGTCGTCGACGCCGCCGTGGAGCGGCTGCGGATCACCGGCTTCGGCGGCGACGGCCAGGTCAGCGACCCGGCCTGGGAGATCTGGCAGCAGAACCAGCTCGACTCGGAGAGCGTGATCGCGCACACGGAGGCGGGCAAGTCGGGGCAGGCGTTCCTGCTCGTCGACCCGAACGACGGCGAGCCGCTGATCACGGTCGAGCACGCCTCGCAGGTCGTCGTCGCCTGCGACCCGGGCGACCGGCGCAAGCGCCTGGCGGCGCTGAAGCGCTGGCAGGGCGACGACGGCTACGGCTACGCGACGCTGTACCTGCCCGACGTCGTGCTCCGCTTCGAGTCGGAGGAGGCGCTGAGCGCGCCGAACACGCGCGCCAACGGGATCGAGTGGGTCGCGCGCACGGACGGCGACGCGGAGGTCGACAACCCGCTCGGCGTGGTGCCGGTGATCCCGCTGATCAACAAGCGCGGCCTGATGGCGCCGCAGGGACGGCCCGGCCTCGGGGTGGCGCACTCCGACCTCGAGCCTGCGCTGCCCTTGCAGAACGCGGTGAACAAGCTGTGCACCGACCTGATCGTCGCCTCCGAGTACGGCGCGTTCCCGCAGCGCGTCGTGACCGGCGTCGAGGTGCCGAAGGACCCGGAGACGGGGCAGCCGCTGGCGAACGCGGAGATGAAGGCGGCGATGAGCCGCCTGTGGACGTTCAAGCCGCCCGACGCGAAGGCGTTCTCGCTGCCCGCGACCGACCTGGTCAACTTCGTCAACGCGATCGAGATGTTCGTGCAGCACCTGGCGGCGCAGACCAGGACGCCGCCGCACTACCTGCTGGCGAAGCTCGTCAACATGTCGGGCGACGCGCTCTCGGTCGCCGAGGCCGGGCTGGTCTCCAAGTGCCGCCAGAAGACGCTGTTCTTCAGCGACTCGTGGGAGGAGGCGCTCGGCCTCGCCCTGCAGGCCGCCGGCGACGAGAAGGCCTCGGGCACCGACCTGACCGCGATCTGGGCGAACCCGGAGCGGCTGTCGCAGTCGCAGCTCGTCGACGCGGCGACGAAGAAGAAGTCGCTCGGCATCCCGCTGCCGGTGATCTGGCTCGAGCTCGGCTACACGCCGGAGGAGATCAAGGAGATGGAGGCGCTGGCCGAGGCAGCCGAGGAGGCGCGCCTGGAGGCGGCCGCGCAGGCCGAGGCCGCGATCGCCCGCGAGCAGCTGACCGCGACGCCGCCGAGCGAGGCCGCGGCCGCGGCCGAGAGCGAGCCGAGCGCCGCGCCCGCGCCGCCCGCCGCCGGCGGGCAAGCACCTGCACCACGACCACCGAACGCATGAGGAGGGCATTAGATGGCTGATCCATCGCCCGAGACCGCGCCGGAGGGCCAGGAGCCCGCAGCGCCGGAGGGCCAGGAGCCCGCAGCAGGAGCAGAGCAGCAGCCGGAGGGCCAGGAGCCCGAGGGCGGCCGCACCTACTCCGAGTCCTACGTCAAGCAGCTGCGGCGTGAGAACGCCGGTCTCCGCAACCGCGGCACGGAGCTGGAGGAGTCGCTCCAGGAGTTCCGTGACCGCGACAAGACGGAGATGGAACGGCTGACGGAGAAGGCCGGCACCTCGGAGCGACGCGCTGTCGACGCCGAGACGCGGCTGCTCCGCTACGAGATCGCGGCCGAGCGAGGCCTCGACCTCTCAGCCGCGAAGTTCCTGACCGGCTCGACGCGCGAGGAGATCGAGCTTCGCGCCGAGGAGCTGGGCGAGCTGCTCGCTGACAAGGGACGTCCAGGCGGCGCCAGCTACGACGGCGGCGCGCGGCAGCCCGTGCCCGAGACGAAGACACCGGAGGAGGCGCACAACGACCTCTTGCTCCGCTCGCTCGGGCATCGCCCGGCCTGACCGGGCTCTAGCGAAAGGGACGCAGCATGGCGAACCAGATCCCGTTTGCTGAGAATCCCCCGATTGCGGGTGGTTACCTCTTGCCACCCGAGCAGGGAGAAATCCTCACGCAGGCGATCCTCGTCGAGTCGGGCGCGATCGCGCTCGCCGGCGACAAGCGCGCCACCGGCGCAGTCAAGACGCAGTTCCCGATCTGGCTCGGTCAGCCGACCGCCGGGCCGGTCGGCGAGGGAGCGGACAAGCCCGTGACCGGGGCGAGCTTCGGGATCACGTACATCAACGTGAAGAAGTTCGCGACGATCGTCCTGTTCACGGACGAGATGCTCGAGGACGTGCAGTCGGGCGACCTGAACGTGCTGGTCGACTCGGGTGTGCGGACGGCGATCAACGACGCGATCGACGCGCACGGCAACGGCCTGTCGAAGGGCACGTCGATCACGAGCGTGTTCGACTCCTGGCTGAGCGGCACGACGGCCTCGGTCGAGTACGACCAGTCGAAGCCGGACGGCCTGCAGAAGGCGATCTCGGCGGCGATGGGCGTGCTCGAGTCGAACGGCTACGGCGACCCGTCGCAGATGGGTGTCGAGCTGGGCTTCGGCTTCGCGCAGGTGCTGCGCGACGCACGGTCGACGCTCGACCCGTCGATGCCGATCTACGGGCCGGGCACCGGGCGCGACCCGCTGTACGGCCTGCCGGGGTTCGTCTCGACGAACCTGACGCTGGCCGCGGCCGCGCCGGGCGCCGGCGACGTGCTCGGCTTCGTCGCCTACCGGCCGAACCTGCACGTCCGCGTCCGCAAGGACGTGACCCTGTCCACGTCGAGCGAGGCGACCGTCAACGACGGCGTCGTCGACCGCAAGCTGTTCCAGGAGAACCTGACCGCGATCCGCTACGAGACGCGGCTCGGGTTCATGGTCCACGACCTGGGCCGCTCGGTCGTGGCGATCAAGAACGCGACCTGAGGAGGAGCAACGTGACCGAGGAAGTCACCGAGCTCGAGGCGCCGGACCCGACGCTCTCGACGCTGGCCGAGGACTCGACCTACGCGGAGGCGACCGACGTGCCCGAGCAGAACCCGCCGGACGGCCCGCACACCGTGCAGACGCTCGGCAAGCCCGGCTCGGGCGCGAAGTCCGCGAAGAAGAGCAGCTCGTCCGAGAAGGCGAGCAGCTCGTCGAGCTGAGCGAATGCCGCTGCCCGACCCCACGTCCCCGATCGTGAGCGCCCCAGTGGGGGCGGGGGTCGGGCTGCGCGGCGAGTTGCTGCAGCGCTGGCACCGGTTCGCGATGCCGGACTGGCCGGCCGACTGGTGGCAGCGCAACTACGACCTGCTGTTCGAGTACAACGCGCCCGGCACCTGGCCCGTGACTGAGCGGATGCTGCAGGTGCCCGGGTTCCCGTACCCGGAGGTGACGCCGTGAGCACGCCTACGACGCCGGGGCGGCCGACCGTCGACGACGTGGCGCTGCTGCTGCGGGCGCGCACGAAGGACTCGCAGGGCAACGAGGTCGGCACGTTCGACGACGACACGCGGCCGACCGGCGACCAGGTGGACGCGCACATCGACGTCGCGATGGGCCTGGTCGGTGTCCGCTTCCCGGCGATGGACAAGCTGACGACCGAGCAGGTGACCGCGTTCGCTGGGCTCGTCGCCTACCGGGCGGCGCTGCGCGTCGAGAAGTCGTACTTCCCGGAGCAGGTGCGCAGCGACCGCTCCGCGTACACGCAGCTGCGCGAGGAGTACCTCGACGACCTGGCCGCTCTGGAGACGTCGGTCGCCGGCGGCGGCGCCGGGAGCGAGTTCCCGGACTACGACATGGCGATGATCCCGGTCGGGTCGTGGACGAGCATCCCGTACAGCTGGATCTGGCCGGCGGGCTGGGACCCGGAGGTCGACACGCTGCCGGTGGCGCGCTGATGCCCGGGCTCGCCGTCGAGGTCGTCGAGACGGGAGCGGAGAAGGCGGCGCTGCACCTGCGCGCGGTCGGAGCTCGCGGCGCCGACGTGATGCCGCTGATCCCGGCGATCCGCGAGATCGTCGTCGCCTCGGAGGAGCGCATCTTCGCGAGCCACGGCCCGGGCTGGCCTGCGCTGGCCGACTCGACGCTCGCGAACCGGGCCAGTCTCGGCCAGGGGTCCGACCCGGAGGTCGCGACCGGCGCGCTGCGCCAGGGGCTGACCAGCGGCCTCGAGGTCAAGGCGGCGACGCCGCAGGCGGTCAAGTTCGGGACGTCGGTGCCGTACGCCCGCTTCCAGGAGGGCACGAAGCACCAGCCGAAGCGGCAGCTGATGAACCTGACGATCGTGGAGCGGCGCGCGGTGAGCAAGCTGATCAGCGCCTACGTGCGAGGGCTGCACCTGTGAGCGTGATTCCGCAGGAATCGCCGCCGTCGATCTTCGGGCCGATCGTGACCGGGTACGACGTCGAGGGCTGGGTCGTCGACCAGCTGAAGGCGTGGTCGTCGACGTACCTGGCCGAGGTCGAGCGGCAGCATGGGATCGAGGCCTGCTCGCTGCAGCGGGTGCGCGGCTGGTCGCTGGCGCCGACGTTCGACAAGTGGCCGGAGGATCAGCTGCCGGGCGTGCTCGTCGTTTGCCGCGGCCTGGTGCCGCCGCCGCTGAAGTCGGGCGACGGGAAGTACCGGGCGAAGTGGGCGGTCGACGTCGGCGTGATCTGCTCGGCGCGGACGCAGGCTGACTCGCACTCGCTGGCGATGCTGTTCCTGGCGGCGCACGCCGAGATCGTGATCGGCAAGCCGTCGCTGGGCGGCCACGCGACCGGTGTCGCCTGGCTCGACGAGCAGTACGACCAGCTCGTGTACGACGACACGCGCTCGCTGTACACGGGCACGGCGACGTTCGCGATCGAGGTGCCGGACGTGCGCACGGCGGCGACCGGCCCGACGCAGCCCGACCCGCCCGAGGACCCGTGCGCCGACTGGCCGCCGTGGCCGGAGGTCGAGACGGTCGAGATCGAGATCGACAAGGAACCGCTACCCGAAGGAGGCTCACTGTGAGGCCCGGAGTCGACGTAATCTCCCGCGCGCTTCCACCGCCTGCGTCGGCACCGACCGACACGGGCGTCTGCTTCATCGTCGGCGCGACCACGAACACGGACACGCCGTACGCGCTCGTCCACTCGCTGACCGAGTTCGTCGACACGTTCGGCGACCGCGGCAGCGGTGCTAGCCAGGCCACCTACGACGCCGTCGACGTGTACTTCCGCGAGGGCGGCTCGCAGTGCATCGTCGGCTCGACGACCTCGACGGCCGTGTTCGGCCGCGCCGACGAGGAGGAGGCGCCGGCGAAGAAGGGCAAGGACGCGCCGGAGGCGCTGGTCGTCGACGCCGGGATCGCGAACGCGCTGGCCGGGCTGACCGCCGACCTGGGGCCGGGCCAGATCCTGATCGCCGACGCGACGCTGGCCGCGGTGCAGGCGAACCAGTCGGCGCTGCTCGCCCACGCCGCCGCCTGCAACCGGGTCGCGTTGCTGACCTGCGCGGACGGCACGGCGGCGCAGCTGCAGTCGGCAGGGCAGGCCTTGCAGCAGGACGCGAACGGCCGCTACGGCGCGCTGTTCGCCCCGTCCGCTGTGGTGCCCGGTGTGGTGGCCGGGACGACGCGCACGGTGCCGTACTCGGCGGTCGAGGCCGGGATCATCGCCCGCAACGACCTGGCGTACAACCCGAACCAGGCGGCGGCCGGTGTGCTCGGGCAGACGTTGTACGCGATCGACGTCAACGGTCGCTTCTCGGACCTCGACTACGAGAACCTGAACAACGCGGGCGTGAACATGGCCCGGATCATCTACGGCGGCGTGCGCACCTACGGGTACCGCGCGCTCGTCGACCCGGTCGCCGCGCCGACCTGGCTCGACTTCGGCTGGGCGCGCCTGAACATGGCGATCACCGCGGAGGCGGAGGCGATCGGCCAGGCGTTCGTGTTCTCGCAGCTCGACGGGCAGCGGCGCACGATCAGCAACTTCGGCGGCGAGCTGGCCGCGATGCTGAACCCGTTCTGGGCGTCGGGAGCTCTGTACGGCACCGACCCGCTGAAGGCCTACGCCGTCGACGTCGGCGTGTCGGTGAACACGGACGCGACGATCGCGAACGGCGAGCTGCACGCCGTCCTCTCGGTGCGCATGTCCGGCATGTCGGAGTGGGTCGAGATCGAGATCGTGAAGGTCGCGTCGAACCAGTCGCTGCCCGGCACCGCGCCGGCGGCGATCGCAGCGTAGGAAGGAGGAGAGATGGCTGAGCCAACCACGAACCGCAAGGACCAGTACGCCGTGAACGTCAGCGTCGACGGCACCAAGCTCGGCGTGTTCGACGTGATGACCGGCGGCGACGCCGACACGACCGAGGTCGTCTACAAGCCGGGCGGGATGGTGCCGCAGATCAGCCTGGGCGGGATCGTCACGATCGCGCAGGTCGTGCTCTCGCGGCTGTACGACCTGGCCCGCGACCACGACAACATGCCGTGGCTGCTGTCGCGGGTCGGCAAGGGCAACGTCGTGATCACGAAGCAGCCGCTCGACGTCGACGGCAACGCGTACGGCAAGCCGCTGACCTACGGCGGCACGCTGAAGCGGGTCACGCCGCCGCCGGTCGACTCGAACACGCCCGACGCGGCGATCCTCGAGCTGGAGGTCACGCCGGCCGGGACGATCACATGAGCGAGGGCGGCCTGCAGGAGGTGCCATTCCAGCCGGACGAGCCGGACGAGGAGGAGCAGCTCGAGGTCGCGCCGCCCAGCCTGTTCGAGGAGCTGCGCAAGCAGCGGGCCAACCTGGCCGAGCCGTCGACGTTCGACGTCGAGGTGCCCGGCTGGCGCGGGCATCTGGTGCTGCGGCTCGGCCCGATCAGCGGGGCGCAGCAGCAGCGGATCAGCGAGCGGGTGCAACGCCCGGGCGGCGCCGACGACGCCGACGTGATCGTGGCCGCGTTCCGGCAGGCGCTCGGCCGCTCGGTGCCGGGCGGGCCGCTGCAGCTGCTCGCCGACGAGGACGGCGACCCGGTCGGCCTCGACGAGCGCCTGGCCGAGCGGCTCGGCCTGGGCACGGTCGGCCGAGCTCGCGACGTCGTGAAGAAGCTGTTCGGCGGCGCGAACAACCCGCCGATCGCGATCACGGCCGCCGTCGCCGACTACATGCGCTGGTCGCGCAACGAGGACGAGAACGTCGACGAGGAGTTCCTGGGGGAATAGAGGGCGGCGGCGACGTGACCACCGCCGCCGCGCTCGCGGTGTTCGGGCTGCCCGTCTGGCGCTACCTGACGACGAGCGACCGTGACGAGCGCGTCGTGCTCGCCGCCGTCGCCTGGGAGGCGAAGAAGCTGATCGAGAGACTGCAGCGCGACCAGGCCACCCTGATCGCGAACGCGTTCGTGAAGGCGCGCCTGCATGGTTGACCTCGTCGAGGTCTGGCTCGTCCTGCGCAACGTCGGCCAGTTCGTCGCCGGCGCGAACGAGGCCGCGGTCGCGACCGAGAGGATCGGGGCCGCGTCGAAGGAGACGACCGCCGCGACCGCGGTCGGCGCGAAGGGGCTGATCAAGTACGCGGGCGCGGCGGTCGGCGTGTACGCGGTCGCGAAGGCGGCGCAAGCGGCGACCTCGGCGACGACCGACCTGGCAAAGGGGACGCTGTGGCTGCAGCACGCGACGAACATGGACACCGAGACGGCCTCGGAGTGGGTGTCGCTGACCAAGGAGCGCGGGATCGCCACGACGTCGCTGCAGATGGGGATGACGACCCTGTCGAAGGTGATGGAGAAGTCGCGTTCGGGGACGCTGCTCGACGCGCAGGCGATCGGCAAGCTGCGCAGCGAGATCGACCAGGTGAGCGCCGCCGGCGGGCCGAAGGCCGCCTCGACGATCCAGTCTCTGTCGGGCAAGATCGCGACGCTGCAGGCCTCGAGCCAGAAGACGCAGCTCGCGCTGCACCAGCTCGGCGTCCCGATGAGCGACCTGCGCAAGGGCAACACCGAGGACGTGATCCTGCGCGTCGCCGACGCCCTGCACAACATGAAGAACCACGCGACCGCTGCCGCCGACGCGCAGATCCTGTTCGGCCGCGCGGGCCGCTCGCTGCTACCGATCCTGGAGCAGGGCCGCGCCGGGGTGCAGAAGCTGCTCGGCGAGCAGCCGAAGCTGACGCCGGCTGCGATGGCGGCAGCCCACAAGTACATCATGGCGCAGCGCGAGCTCGGCCGGGAGTGGGAGAAGTTGAAGGTGGAAGCCGGGGTCGCGCTGATGCCCGCCCTGACCGGTCTCGTCCATGTGCTCTCCGGTGTCGTCGACGTGCTGCGGCACCTGTTCGACGCGTCGTGGAAGGTGTACACCGTCCTCGGCCTGGTGGTCGGCACCGTGATCGCGTTCAAGGTGGCGGCGACCCAGGCCGCGATCGCGAACGGCGAGGCGACCGCCGCGACGAAGCTGTGGGAGGGCGCGCAGTGGCTGCTGAACGCGGCGCTCGATGCGAACCCGATCGGCGCCGTGATCCTGCTCATCGGGCTGCTGGTCGCCGCGATCGTGATCGCCGTCACGCACTGGAAGCAGTTCAAGGCGTACCTCGACTTCCTGTTCCACGGCATGGTCGCCGGCATCAAGTGGGTCGGCGGCATCGCGGCCTGGCTGGGTCACGTCTTCGTGATGATGGCCGAGGGCGTCGAGCACACCTTCGAGCGGCTCGGACGCTGGCTGTGGGGCTGGGCGAAGAAGGTCTGGGGCTGGCTGAACAAGATCCCCGGCTTCAGCCTCGCCGTCAGCGTCGCCGGCGACGTCGGCGGCGCAGTGTCGAGCGGCTTCAGCGCTGTGAAGGGCGCGTTCGCGTCGGGTGGCACCGCCTGGTCGCCGGGGCCGTACCTGGTCGGTGAGCAGGGGCCAGAGGTCGTGATGCTGCCGTCCGGGGCGACGGTGACGCCGAGCGGGACGCCGCAGCACATCACGATCCCGCTGATCGTCGACGGCCGCGAGATCGCCCGCGCGGTCGCGAACGTCGTGTCGAACCAGAAGGCGCGCCAGTAATGGCCGTGGTGAAGAAGAAGAAGACGCAGCCGCTGCCGCTCGGCTGGGTGGTGATCCACTGTGACGACCTGGGCGCCGCGCTGGTCGCGCGCCTGTCGGAGCAACGCCCGGACGTGAGCGCCGGGTACGGCGGCTGGACGGAGATCGCCCGGCCGCAGCGCAAGTCGCTCGCGATCTGGCAGGGACGGCCGGCCTGGCGGATGACGCTCGGCATCCTGCTCGACCACGTCAAGGCGCGCACGGGGCCGGGGCCGCCGGTGGCGGAGATGTCGAGCGCCGAGACGGCGATCTCGCTGCTGGAGAAGATGGCGCTGCCGCTGTCCAGCTCGGTCGGGCCGCCGACGATCACGCTCGAGGCGCGAGGCGGCCACGTCCCGCACACGGAGAAGGTGTGGGTGATCGACACGCTGCAGTGGCAGGACGGCGCGGTCGCGAACAGCAAGGGGAACCGGGTGCGGCAGGGGGCGACGCTCGGCCTGATGGAGTGGGTCGGCCTGACGCTGGTGCACAGCTCGCCCGCGCAGGTGAAGCGCGACCTGAACCGGGCGCACCACCCGAAGCGGGGCGCGGCGAGCAAGCGGCACACCGCCCAGGCGAAGAAGCCGCAGCTGGGCACGGTCGCCCGGGATGACTCGACGGGCTTCGGGCTGGGCGAGGACCTGATGACGATCGCCGCGGCGGAGCTCGGCGACCCGGCCCGCTGGGTCGAGATCGCGCAGCTGAACGGCATCCGTGACCCGAGGTCGATCGCGCCCGGACAGGTGCTGAGGCTGCCGTGAGCATCCAGATCCCCGAGGTCGCGCCCGACGTCGAGCTGCCCGCCGTCGTCCTCGACGAGGTGAACCGCAAGCTGAAGAACACGTCGCGGACCGGGGTCGCGTCGCGGGTCGTCGACGCGCAGATCGACCGCTCGATGACGCAGGCGTCGACGCTGACGCTGATGCTCGAGGACCCCGACCGCGAGCTGATCCGCTCCGGCCTGTTCCGCTCGACGATCGACCTCCGCCTGGACGGCCTCTGGTGGCGGCTGGTGCAGGTGCAGAAGCAGGTCGACCAGCTGCAGCTGACGTTCGAGGATCGCGTCGTCTCGCTGCTGCGCGAGGTGAAGGGGCCGCGCAAGGCGCCGCGCTCGCAGATGACGCGCGCCGAGTTCGCGCTCTCGATCGTGCGCTCGGTCAAGTACGGGCCCCCGATCCCGTTCGTGTCGCCGCAGCTCGACACGCGCCAGCCGGTGCAGTCGCAGCCGCAGGCGCAGGCGCAGGCGAACGCCCGCTCGACCACGAAGCACGGGATCAGCCCGGACGCGAACCTGACCGTGAAGGGCGCGCCGGCGACGAAGGCGCAGAAGGCGCTCGGCTCACGGGTGCTCGACGCCGCGGCCGCGCAGAAGGCGGGGCAGCTCGCGACGCTGGCCCTGATCGAGGCCTGCATCGTGGAGTCGACGATGCACAACTCGTCGATCGCCGAGCAGGCCGACGGGGCGAAGTCGCGCGGCGTGCTGCAGGTGACCGAGGCGACCGCGAAGGGGCTCGGGATCAGCCAGACCGACGTCGACGCCTGCGTCCGCGTCTTCCTCACCCGCGGGTTCGCCGGGTACGGCGGCGCGATCGCGCTGGCGGCGAAGAACCCGAACTGGTCGGCGGGCACCGTCGCCTGGCACGTCGAGATGCCGGCCAAGCAGTACCGCGGCCGCTACGACCAGTACCAGGCCGAGGCGATGAAGTGGGTCGCCGCCTACCAGGGGCCGGGGCCGACCGTCACGCCGACCGACCCGACGACCGGAAAGAGGAAGCAGTTCCAGTTCACGATGGGCGGCACCGCCGGGAAGAAGGAGACGGGCTGGGACGCGATCGTGCGCCTGGCGAAGGAGGTCGACTGGCGCTGCTTCGCCTCCGAGAACGCGATCTACTTCGAGTCCGACGACACGCTGCTGACGCAGATGCCGATCGCGATCCTGAGCGAGTTCGTCCCGAACGTCGACAACATCGACTTCGAGGTCGACCAGGGCAAGGTGCACTCGGACGCGACGGTCACGGCGCGCACGACGCGCTACGACTTCGCGCCGGGCAGCATCGTCGAGCTGCAGGATTGCGGCCCGGCGGACGGCCGCTGGATCGTGAGCGACGTGCAGCGTGGCCTGTTCGACCCGGCGGCGACGATCACGCTGACCCGGCCGATGCGCCCGTACCTCGAGCCGTACTCGGCTGACTCGTCGACGCCGCAGCCGCGGCCGGGCCCGCCGCCCGGCTCACCGGGATCGGCGCCCGGCTCGCAGCCGAGCTACTCGACGAAGCTCGGCTGGGTCAACGACAAGCGGGTCGCGGACGCGATCGCGTACGCGCTGCGCATGGACGCCAAGAACTGGCCGTACGTGTGGGGCGGCGGCCACAAGGTGTGCGGCAAGGCCGACAACCCGCACGAGCGCAGCCCGGCCGGCCACCTGTACACCGGGCTCGGCTTCGACTGCTCCGGCTCGACGGGGGCGGTGCTCGGCGGCGGCGACGGCGAGCTCGGGTTCAAGCTCGGCAAGAGCTCCGTACCCGGCTCGGGCAAGGGCGGCTTCGAGTCGTGGGGCAACGCCGGCAAGGGACGCGAGCTGACGATCTACGCGAACGCCGACCACGTCTTCGTCGTGTTCAAGACGTCGAGCGGTGTGCACGTGTTCTCGACCAGCAGCGCGAACAAGGGCGGCGGGCCGGGCTTCGTCTCGGCGGCGGGCTGGCCGTACAACGTCCGCGCGCAGTTCGCCGCTAGACACTGGCCGGGCACATGAGAGAGATCGTCGACGTCCTGGAGCAGCCCGAGGTTCCGGTCTCCGCCGTCGCCGCGACGATCGCGAACACGCCCAGCTCCCCCGAGGACGACCTGTTCGTCGTCGTCGACGCCTTCGACGGGTCGGCCCGCATGTGGGGGCCGTGCGCCTGGGTGCCGGCGACCGGCCTGCCCCACGAGGGCGACGATTGCCTGCTCCTGATCGCCGAGGACGACGGGACGCCGTGGGTGATCACGACCGCGAGCGTCAGCGGCAGCGGCGCGCCCGGGCCGCCAGGACCCGCCGGGCCGACCGGGCCAGCAGGGCCGACAGGTCCGGCGGGGCCGACCGGGCCGCCCGGGCCGACCGGCCTGCCCGGAGCTGCGGGAGCGACCGGCCCGCCCGGCGCGAAGGGCGACACCGGCGCGACCGGAGCCACGGGGCCGCCCGGCGCCGACTCGACCGTGCCCGGCCCCGCAGGCCCGACCGGCCCGGCAGGCCCGAGCGGGCCGACCGGCGCGACCGGCCCGAAGGGCGACAAGGGCGACACCGGCCTGACCGGCGCGACCGGCCCGACAGGTGCAACCGGCCCGGCAGGGCCGCAAGGCGTGAAGGGCGACACCGGCGCGACCGGGCCGCCCGGCGCCGACTCGACCGTGCCCGGCCCCGCAGGGCCGACCGGCCCGGCAGGCCCGACCGGCGCGACCGGGCCGCAGGGAGCGAAGGGCGACACCGGCGCGACCGGCCTGACCGGCGCGACCGGCCCGACCGGCGCGACCGGCCCGCAAGGCCCGATCGGCCCGGCAGGCCCGACCGGCCCGCAAGGCCCGTCCGGCGCGTCGACGTTCCTCTCCGGCACGGGCGCACCAGGGAGCGGCGTCGGCGTCGACGGCTCGATCTACCTCGACCTGGCGACCGACCGCCTGTGGGGGCCGAAGGCCTCGGGAGCGTGGCCGTCGACGGCGTTCGCCCGCGCGATCCCGCTGCAGCCCACCTACGCCGACCTGACAGGAGGACCCTGATGGACGTGAACGTGCACATTCAGCACGACGAGAGCGAGACGCTCTCGATGACCGGCAGCGAGGCCGCCCAGGCCGTGATGAGCGCGCTCGGCCTCGACGAGAACGTCGACACCGTGAACGTGACGATGGCGCAGGTCGGCTCCGGCTACGCCGGGCCGCCGCCGGTCGTCGCGGCCGCCGAGGAGCCTGCCGAGTGACGGACGTGCCGCACTTCGCGCTGCCGTTCCGGTTCGTGAACCCGCAGGCGGCGGTGACCGAGCAGGACTCGATCGAGGAGATCGCCGACTGCGTGTACGCGATCCTCGTCTGCCCGCAGGGGTTCCGGGTCGAGCAGCTCGACTTCGGGCTGCCCGACCCGACGTTCTCGCTGGGCGGCCCGGACCTGGAGGAGATCCGCACGGCGATCGAGACGTGGGACGAGCGGGCCGCGGTCACGCTCGCCACCCAGCCAGAGGCGTACGACGAGCTGATCGCGCATGTGCTCGCGTTCGTCGGAGTCGACACGGAGGTGTGAGATGACGACCTCGTACATCCCGATCCCGGTCGACGTCGAGCCGGTCGACATCGCGCAGGACGCGTTCGACTACCTCGGCGACCAGGTGCCGGGCTGGCTGCCGTCGCCCGGCAACCTCGAGGCCTGGCTGATCGAGGCGCTGGCGCAGACGGCGGGCGAGCTGCGCACCCTGGCGGCGGTCGTGCCGGACACGATCTTCGAGTACTTCGGCTCGACGATCCTGGCGCTGCCGCCGTACGCGGCCGTGCAGGCGACGGCGCTGACCAGCTGGGTCATGGTCGACGCCGCCGGGTACACGATCCCGGCCGGCACGGTGATCGCGGTCACGCCGTCCGCCTCCGACGTCTCGTACGCGTTCCAGGTCGTCGACGACGTGGTGGTGCCGAACGGGACGACCGTCGTCTCGGCGGTCGAGAGCCTGGCGGTGATCGCGGGCAGCGCGGCCAGCGGGATCACCGGCGACGTGGCGGTGATCGACCAGCTCGTGTTCGTGGAGTCGGTCACGCTCGACCAGCCGACGTTCGGCGGCGTCGACGAGGAGCTCGACCAGGACTACCTGAACCGGCTCTCGGCGCTGCTGACGCTGCTCACGCCGCGGCCGATCCTGCCGCAGGACTTCGCGATCCTCGCCCAGGACGAGATCGAGGGCGTCGGCCGGGCCTGCGCGATCGACCTGTACAACCCGGGGCCGCCGGTGAACGCGAACTGCCCGCGCTGCTGCACGGTCGCGGTCTGCCAGGCGGACGGCACGGCCTGCTCGAGCGACGTGAAGGCGGCCGCGCTCTCGCTGCTGCAGTCGGCGCGCGAGGTGAACTTCCTCGTCTTCGTCGTCGACCCGACCTACACGGCGATCGACGTCACCTTCGACGTGACGCCGTACCCGGGCTTCGCGCTGGCGGACGTGCAGGCGAACGTGATCGCGCAGCTGCAGAACTGGCTCGACCCGAGCCAGTGGGGGATCCCGATGTTCGGTGACCCGGGCGGCGTCTCGTCCTGGCTGAACACGACGAAGGTGCGGTACCTCGAGGTCGCCGAGCAGGTGAACCGGGCCGACGGCGTCGGGTACATCAACTCGCTCGCGTTCGGCGTGCACGGCTCGACGCTCGGCCAGGCCGACGTCACGCTGCCGGGAGTCGCGCCGCTGACCGAGGCGGGGACGATCAGCCACCCATGAGCACGCCGCAGCCGCCCACCCAGTACCCGAACCTGTCCAAGCGGCAGCTCTCGGGGACGCCGCCGTACCCGCCGCTGCGCGCGCTGGCCGACACGCCCGGGCGGCGGGCGCGCGACGCCGCGCCGCCGACCGACCTGCTGCCCGAGTCGTTCGCGGCGCTGCTCTACTCGATGCTGCAGCCGCTCGCGCAGCTCGACCCGGACGCCGGCTGGTCGCTGCTGATCCTGTGCAACGCGATCGGCGTCATGTTCCAGGAGGTCGACGGCTGGGTCAGGGACACGCCGGACGGGCCGGGCTGGTCGCAGATCATGGACCTGAACCGCTGCCCGAGCGACTCGCTGGCCTGGCTGGCGCAGTTCGCCGGCGTGCGCATCCCGGACGGCCTCGACGACGCCGACGCGCGAGCCTGGGTCGCCTCGACGGACGGGTTCCGGCGCGGCACACCGGCCGCGATCGTCGCCGCCGCCCAGGCCACCCTGACCGGCACGAAGACCGTCCTGCTCGGCGAGCGGGAGGGAGGCGGCACGAGCTCGCCCGACTACGCGTACTACCTGAGCGTGTTCACCTACGCGAGCGAGACGCCGAACCCGGCCGCGACGCAGGCGGCGCTGATCGCGCAGAAGCCCGCCGGGATCGTGCTCGTGTACGCGACGGTGAGCGGCCAGACGTACGGAACGCTGCATGCGAACTACGCGACGTACGCCGCGGTGAAGGCGGCGTACACCGACTACAACGCCCTGAAGGCGGGCTAGGGAGGCGACGATGCCAGCGACCCCGAAGTTCGGACTGCGCTACCCGGCCTCGACCGACTCGGCCGACGTGCCGCGCGACATAGCGAACCTCGCGAACGACGTCGAGACCGCGCTCGGGCCCGGCACCGCGCCGGTGACCGGGATACAGCCGGGCGAGACGCAGGTCTGGAACGGCAGCGCCTGGGCGCGCTCGACCGTGACCAAGCTCGGGATCACCAGCCTCAGCGGCTACCCGGCCGACGCGACGAAGTACCTCAACGGCTCGGGCAACTGGACGAACGTGACCACGCTCGCGGCGGGGCAGACCGTCTCGGGCGCGAACACCGACCTGGCCTGGCCGGCGGCCAACCCGGGCGCGACGGCGTTCCTCTCGATCACGACGTCGGGCGGCTCGCTGCGCTCGATCGGCGGCCCACCGGCCGGGATCGGCCAGGTGCTCGTCGTCGAGAACGCGACGGCCTCCGGCAACGTGACCGTGCTCAATCAGGTGGCGGGCGGGACGGGTGCGCAGCTGCTCACCCGCAACGCGACGAACGTCGTGCTCGGGCCGCGCGAGTCGATGACGTTCGTCTGGGACGGGACGCAGTGGCGCGAGACGGTCCGCGAACGCGCGATCCTGAACGAGGACGTCAGCGCGACCGCCGCGATCGCGTACACGAAGCTCGCGCTCACGGGCTCGGTCACGAACAGCGACATCGCCTCAGGCGCGGCGATCGCCTACTCGAAGCTGAACCTGGCCGGGTCGGTCACGAACACGGACATCGCCGCGGGCGCCGCGATCGCGATCTCGAAGCTCGCCGGCTACCCGGCCTCGAACAGCGTCTTCCTGCGCGGCGACGGAACCTGGTCGACGGTCACGACCGGCGTCACCAGCTGGCAGGGCGCAGCCGGTGCTGCGCGCAGCGGCGCAGTCGTCGCCACCGCAGGCGACTACACGGCCGCGATGGTCACGAACGCCGCCGACCTGTCGGCGTCCGCGGCGCAGACGTTCTCGGGGCCGCTGATCGGCACGGTGTTCGCGGGCGCCCTCGGGGGCGCCGGAACGATCGCGTCGGGGACGCTCGCTCTGCCCGCCGGCGGCGTGGAGGCGATCCGGGTCACGACGAACGACGGCTCGACGCTGCTCAACATCACCGGCGCGCAGGCCCCGTCGCAGCTCCTGTACCTGTTCAACGTCTCGAGCACGACGATCACGGCCGGGACGACCGGGACGGGCAGCACCCGCATCCGCACGGCGTTCACGCTCGCGCCCGGGCAGGGCATGTTCTTGACCTGGGAGAGCTCGGGTCTGTGGACGCCGATCGGCACCGTGTTCGGCCGCGCAGGTGCGATCACCGCAGCGGCGGGCGACTACACGGCCGCGCAGGTAACGAACGCCGCCGACAAGGCGAGCGGGTCGACGCAGATCTTCGCGTCGGCGCTCGCGGTCGGCACGTCGCCCGGCCCCGGGCCGTGGTCGACGTCCGCGGCGACGCTCGCCGCGAGCGGACTGCTCGCGCTCTACCCGGGCGCGGCGGGCAACTCGATCCTGACCAGCAGCGTCGCCAACAGCGCGGACACGATCGCGCGCTTCTCGATCCTGGGCGACGGCTCGCTGCTGTGGGGGACGGGCGCCGCGACGAGGGACACGACGCTGACCCGGGTCGCGGCCGGGTCGCTCTCGCTGACCGGGAACCTGATGACCGGGTTCGTCACCGTGGCCGGCGCGTCGACGGCGACCTGGACGATCGACTGGACGAAGGGCAACGTGTTCCACTACGACGCGACCTCGGGTGCGGGCGGCACGATCACGATCAGCTCGCCGAACGGGACGACGACGCCGCCGGCGAACACGAGCACCTGGCTCACGCTGATCATCGCGAACAAGGGGACGGGCACGATCACGCTCGCGCCGAACGCGATCTTCTGGGGCGTCACGGGGCTGTCGGTGTCGGCGGGGAACACGATCACGATGTGGTTCGTGTGGGACGCGACGAAGGCGAAGTGGTGTCAGCTCGCCGGGTCGAACCAGAACCCGAACTAGGAAGGAGACGCGAATGGAGCTGGAGCTGGTCAAGGTGGTGTGCGTGTCGGTCGTCGCGGTGCGCGAGGGCGACAAGGTCGTGAACGAGATCGAGGGGACGCCGACGCCGTGCTACTCGCTCGAGCAGATGCAGGCGTTCATGGAGCAGGCCGAGGTCGAGGTCGCGCAGAAGAACGCCGAGCAGAACGGCAACCGCAAGCAGCGCCGCGCGCGGAAGCCGAAGGCCGAGGCGGCGGCGGCGTGATTCCGCAGGAATCGGAGGACGGCCGCACGGAGGCCGAGTACGAGCGAACGTCGCCGCCGCCGCTGCCGGACCCGCCGTTCGAGAACGCGGAGCCGTGGGCGCGGATGGAGACGCTGGCCGACGGCTGGCCGGGCTGGAGGGAGGACGAGACGTGGGACAGCTGAAGCGGAAGTGGATCGCGTCGCCGAACTACTCGTCGCGCGGCGGCGCGAAGGTGCGCCTGATCGTCGTGCACACGGCCGAGGGCGCGCGCACGATCGAGGAGCTCGGCAACTTCTTCGCCAGCTCGTCGAGCGGCGTCTCGTCGCACGTCGGGATCGACGACAAGGCGGGCACGATCGGCGAGTACGTGAAGCGCCCGAACAAGGCGTGGACGGCGGCGAACGCCAACCCGGTCGCCGTGCAGGCCGAGCTGTGCGGGTTCGCGAAGTGGAGCCGCGACGAGTGGATGCGGCACCCGCACATGCTGGAGAATTGCGCCCGCTGGCTGGCCGAGGAGGCCGCCTACTTCGGGCTGCCGCTGACGAAGCTGAACGAGGCGCAGGCGCAGGGCTCCGGGCGAGGCGTCTGCCAGCACGCCGACCTCGGCTCGTGGGGCGGCGGGCATTGGGATTGCGGCAGCGGGTTCCCGATCGACCACGTACTCGAGATGGCACGAGGAGGAGGCGAAGACGAGGTGGGCTACCCCGACTGGTTCTGGGACTGGGCGCGCTGGTACTACACGACCGACCGCGACCCGAAGAAGCGGCCCGACGCCGCGCCGGAGAAGATCCCGGAGTGGGCCTGGGACGGCGGCGCGGAGGTCGACGCGATCGCGTTCCGCAAGGGCATGACCGGCGACGAGCGGCAGTGGATCGACTGGCGCGCCGCCGGCGCCGACCCAGCTCACCGGCCGGACGTGCCGGACACGATCCCGGACCGCTGGTGGGACGACAACGAGTACGTCGTCGCGAGGACGTGAGCCAGACTGAGGCGATCGTCCTGGCCGTCGTCGGCCTGTTCTACCTCGCCGCGCTGCTCGCGTTCGTGCTCGCCCTGATCAGGGGCGACCCGCGGCCCGTCTGGCGGCGGCTGCGGGTGGGCGTGTTCGTCGAGCGCGAGCCGCGAGACGACGCCTAGCCCGCCATAGCGCATACCTGCTCATGCTGCGCCGCCGCGTCAGCCTGAGCACCTATGGGTGCCGCGGATCGCGGTCGGTCGCCTGGCCGACGTCGCTGGTCGGGTCGTGGTCGCCGTCGTGGTCGTTGCCGATCACGCCGTCGTGGTCGGTGTCGACGCCCGGGCCCCAGCTGATGCCGAGGTTCCGCATGACGTGCTCGGCCGGGTCCCAGCTCGCGACGTTGCCGAGCATGAACAGAAGCAGAAGCGTCGAGAAGACGAGCGCGGCCAGCTTCGCGAGCCGCGCGCCGTAGCGGCCCTGCTTGACCGTCTGGCACCAGCGGTCGACGCGCTCGGAGTGGTAGAGCGAGCAGATGAGGAGGGCGGCGCCGAGCAGCCAGGCGGTGAGCCAGCTGCGGTGGATGCGGACGCGGCGGCCGTTGACCTTGGTCGCGCGCAGGCTTCCGCTGGCGATCGCTCTGTCGATCGTCTTCTGGCTGACCCGAGCTACCGCAGCCGCCTCAGCCCGCGTCAGCCACTCTGGTGGCTGATGGCGTGTTTCCGACACGTAATGGTCTGCGGGTGACCCCCGTCCAGTGAGACGGCTCCCCGTGAGCGGGGCAGCATAAACGGTCCCGAGTGGACACGAGTGGACGGACCTCGACGGAAAAGTCGCTGTTTGCGGACGATCGTGTTGCGAGCTGGGAAACGATCGCCTACGTTCTCGCCTCGGCGACTCCCCTAGAACCGTTCGACCGGAAGGGACTGAATGGGTGAGTTGCCAAGCACGAACACGACGTCTCCGGGGGGTGACGATGTGATCGACCTGACGAACCCTGAGTTCCTGCTCACCGTCGCCGAGGTCGCCATGCTCGCCCGCCTGTCGAACGCCGCCGTGTACCGCGCGGTGCGCGCCGGCGAGCTGCACGCGATCCGGCTGCGCGGCCGCGTCCGCGTCCGTGTCGCCGACTTCAAGCTCTGGCTCGACGAGTCGCAAGTTCCGCCGCCCGACGAACCGATTGGGGCCGGCGCCGCCGGGCGGCGGGAGTCGTTGAAAGACCCGCGTGGACTGCGTATCCTCCTAGGTGACCAGGGAAGCGACTAGGAGGCTACGACCATGAGCGTGCACCATCGTCCCGACGGGACTCCGATCGTCCGGTACAGGCCCGGCGGCAAGAAGGGGCCGAACAGGCAGAAGACGTTCGCGGTCCGCGACTACGGCAGCCTGGAGCTCGCCGAGGCCGCGGCCGCCGAGTTCGACGCCAGCTTCACGCTGAAGAAGGCGACCGGCCACGTCGGCCCGATCGCCGCCGCCGAGATGCGGCTCGACGCGTTCGCGCAGGAGTGGTTCCGCGACTTCGCCAAGGGCAGCCTCGCCCCGAAGACGCAGCGCGACTACGCCGACCAGTGGGACCGGCACCTGCTCCCGCGCGTCGGTACGTGGACGTTCGGCAAGAGCAGCAGGCCCGCCGTGTGGGTGCGCCTGCGGCTCGACCTCGAGGCGGCCGGTCTCGGCGACGCCACGATCGCGAAGCTGCTCGGGATCGTGCAGGCCATGTTCCGCGAGGCCGTGCTCTGGGACTACGTGGAGACGAACCCGCTGAAAGAGGTGCCGAAGCCGACGCCGCGCAAGCGGGCCGTGCTGGCAAGCCACCCGCTCGTGTTCGAGCTGATGCGCCGCGCACTGCTCGACCGGCAGATCACGCAGGCCGGGAACGGCTACGCCCGCAAGGTGCCGGCACCGACCGCCGAGCAGGACGCGCTGCTCGCCTCGCTGATCCACCTGGCCGGGCTCAGGCCCGGCGAGGCGCTCGGCCTGGAATGGGAGCGCGTCCTGGCGAACACGCTGGTCATCGACCAGGCCGCGTCGCTCGGTGAGCTGCGCCCGACCAAGAACCGGCGCAACCGCTCCGTCAGGTTGCTCGCCCCGTTGAAGACCGACCTCGCCGTCGCCGCCGCAGCCGACGGGCGAGGCCTCGTGTTCGCCCGGCCGGACGGGAAGCCGTGGACGGAGGTCGACTACCGGAACTGGCGCGGCCGCGTCTGGTTCCCGACGCAGAAGGCGATCGGCCTGCCCCGCGCGAAGCCGTACGCCGGACGGCACTGCTTCGCGTCGCTGCTGCTCCACCACGGCGAGACGGTCGCCTACGTGGCCGAGCAGCTCGGCGACACGATCGACACCGTGCAGGGCAGCTACCTGCACGTCGTCGAGGAGCTGCGAGGGGTCGGAGCGGTCGACGCCGAGCAGACGATCAAGGACGCCAGGAGCCTCGTAGAACGCGAAGGTGTTCGCAAGGTGTTCGCAACGCTCTCGACCAGGAAGGCGGACGATGGTGCGCAAAGCCAGTCACAGAGCCAAAGCCCTCTCGGGGACTCGAACCCCGGACCCCCTCCTTACCATGGAGAAGGAGGCCCGACACAGGAGTACACGCCCGGCCACGAGTGACACGAAAAGCCCTGCACACGCAGGGCTTTCTCTTGTCGGGGGTGGACGCGCTGATTCCGCCGTAGACGCCCGTTTCGGGCAAAGGTGTTCGCAAGGTGTTCGCACGGAAGTGCCCACCCCGGTCCCTGACGAGTGGGTGATCTGCGGGCTCTGCGGCGCCCGCCGTGAGCCGTGGAGCAGCGTCGGGACGCTCGCCGTGTGGGCGCTGCTCGGCCTCCTGAGCTGGGCCGCCGTCGCCGGCGTCGTCTCGCTCGTCTGGTGGCTGACGTGATCGCGCGGGCGCACGCCGAGCGCGCCGACCGGCTGCTCGAAGCGGTCGCGAACGCGGAGGAGCGGGTGTCGGCGCTGAGCGAGGACGACCACCTGCAGCTCGCCGTGAGCGGCGGGATCAAGCGCTTCAACGCCGACCAGAAGTGGACGGCCGACCTGGCGGTCGCGAACGCGCTGGTCGCGATCGCGCTCGCCCTGACCGACACACCGGAGGTGCCGTCGTGAGTGTCCGTGTGATCGAGCCGACGCCGCAGAACGACTGGCGGGCGGCGACCGTGGTGGCGCTGATGGCGTCGGTGAAGGAGATCGACGCCGCGCTCGTGATGCTGGCCGACCT